CACCAATCATGTGCATAGTGAAACCCATGAATGAGTTTACTTCACCTCTGACTAATGCCTGAACCTGAGCAAAGTCTGCTGAGATTGCTCTTTCATCGCCAAGCAATGATGCTAGTGAGTTGGCATGGATAATCATATGACGATCTGTAGGTGGAACTGATTTAGCATCCAAACCTTTTTTCGCTTCGATTATTTTTCCTACATTCAAATCTGAAGCACTTGCAGAACCTGAAGTAACAACAGTGTTAGCCACTGTAGTTCCAGCAGAACCAGCTATTAATGCATCAATAATGATTTGATCTTCTCTTCTTCCTATTGCATTTCCAACTAACTTTGCAAGCTCTTGTCTTTCATCAAAGTTGATTTTTGCCTGGTTGAATATGTCTGAATATTCAGAAGCAACATAATCAGTAAGAGTTGCAGTTACACTTGAAAATGTACCATTAAGTGGTACTACATCTGTCGAAGGTGTTCTGATAGATGCAGAACCTTTAGCCAAGATTGGAAACTTTGCAGTCGATCCCTCTACTCCAGTTCTCATACGAGCAACATTTCTTAAAATAGCAGATGACTGATAAGCTTGATGAACCTCGGCTTCAAATAAAGTCACAAATGCTGGACTTAGTGTTGTAGCCATAAAGCTTCTCCATAGTTAAGTTATTACATCGTTTGGGTTACCGAAAATTTCGACCTAAACTTTTTATCAAAATCTGATCGGCTGGCTAGAGTTATCGATCTAACTAAGAAGATACACTATAAAAGTATATTTTGTAAACCTTATTATTATTAGTATGCCAATTTGTCACCCACTTGCGACAATTTGTCACCCCCCCTGAACAAAGAGGGAACACAAAAGAACATACCTAGAACATCAAGTGCCATAAACTCTTTGGTATTCTTTCTCAACAGTCTTTCTATATGCTGGGTCAGTTTGATATCTTGGGTCAGCTACCATTGCCTGGAGTTCTGTTTTATCAGGTAAATTACCTTCTATCGCAACAGTTGGCATGTCTTGCTTGCCATTGATCAAACCTCTAATTTTCTGCATAACTCTTTGACCTTCAGCAGTGCCACCAAGAACCTCAAGCTCTTTATAGTCATCATTGGTAAAGACACCATCGCTAACAAGTTTTCTACTCCAGTTAATATTTGATTGAATTATTTCCTGGGCATTGACACCAAGCTTCTCTCTTTCTCTTGAAATATCGAGTTCTGCTTCTTCTTCAACACCACCAGTAATTTCAATAACTTTATTGATCAAACCAGTAATAGATTTATTTGAAAGTTGTTTTTCTTTTCCAAATTCAAGGACAGCCTGAATGACTGCATCATCAGGATCTACTTTTACTTCAGATAAATCATATTGATCAGGTGCAGTCTCGCCTAGTTTCTTTTCCAGGTGATTAATGCTTTTAGCCATGTTCTCAATGTTTGGACCATCTTTTTCATCCCAAAATTTTTCAGGAAACCAGTCAGGTCTTTCGTAGATTTCGCCTTCTGCAAGTTCTTCTTCTGCTCCAGTTTCTTCATTTTGGATGTGAGAGATTCCTTCTTCTTGGGCATTGTTATCCTCGCTTTCTATGTTTTGTGCTTCTTCAGCCATAAGGCCAGTAGATTGCTGTTCTTCTTGCACTACATCTTTTTCATCATTCATTATTGCATCTCCTCATACGTTGAATAATTTCTCTTACAATTGAGTTCTGTCCTTCCCTGGCATAACCATAAGAAGGCTCTGTACCAGGTGTCCATGCTGGTTGATCTATAGTTATAGATTGTAAATGTTGTAAAACTTTTTGTCCTTCCTCAGTAGAAAAACATCTCATATAAGTTTTATCAATCTCGCTGGGTTCGTTTTTATAAACGACATACTCTTCATCAATACCTTCCCAGCCACTATTGCTGTTGAGGTATCTGATCTTCTGTGCCTGGTCCTTGTCCATCCATCATTCCTTCTTGTTGTGCCATTTGTGCCATTTGTTGTGCTTGTTGTATCAATGCTTGCCGTTCTTCAGGTGTAGTCCTAAGCGAAGCTGGTATACCAAGATTATCAGCTATAAAATCCATAGCCTTATCTTGATTGAGAAACAATTGACCTTGTGGCCCTAACCCCTGAAGTATTTTCATATAGTTCAATACTTCGTTTACCTTCTCCATGTTTTGGGCCATAGCAAGTGGTGCTGTAGGACTAATCTTTACTTGCAAGCCGTTCACCTTCAAAGGCAATTCTATCATTCCTAATTCATTCATAAGTTCCAATGTTCTTCTTACTATTGGATACATAGTTTCAGATATTAATCTTCCAAATGCTGAACCCAGGTTCTGCGACAACTGCTTCATTCTTTCTTGTATCTCTGTTGCTGATCTTGCTGACATGTTATCAGGTGGCAAACTTTCATCCAGCATGATTGTTTTGATTGATGCAATGAGATCATTACTTGTGAATTGTGTTAGTTGTGGATCACCTGATCTTGGTAAAGGCTTCAAGCTTTCACCTTGTGGGCCACCATTTCTTGCTACTGGTATGATAGCTCCTGGCACAATACGAACTGTATTTGGATTCAAGACACCATCATCACTGGCTGTGAATACACCACCAATGGATAGACTAGCATTTTTCAAACCTAAATTTTTTGTAGTGTTGAGTGATTTGATGTCAGGCAATGCAAGTAATACTGGACCTCTTCCATATCTTTCGCCAGCCGTTTTACTATACCTGGATATAACCCAGGGGAAGCTTTTTAGTTCTCGGTAAACCAGTTCTTCTTTGCCACTGTAATCTATAATCTGATAATGAATATTACCAGTTTGTTTATCAAAGTATGTACCTTCAACAAGCTCAACTTCTTCAGTAGGATTTTGCTCATACTTTTTTGCCATGCTTTGTGGTATATTTATATCAGGAAACTCCTGGTCTAATACTTCATATGGTCTCTTAAATTTTCTGTAAACTTTCTCAACACTGCCGTTAGGACCTTCATCATAACATATCTGAAATGTAGGTATGCAAGTATATCTGATAGGCTCTACCTCATCACCTGGTAGTATCAGCATAACGGCTGTACCAATAGCAAGCTCTTGTAGAAACTCACCAATAGATAGGTCAAACTTTGATTGTCTCATCACTGAAAACATTTGATCAGCATATCTATCTAAAATTTGTTGAACTTCTATCTGTCTTTCTTCAGGAATTTGTTCACCTGGTTGCAACCGACACCAGGCTTGCTGGGGAGGAAATAAACCTGATTGTATTCTATTAGCGAACTTTTGTGTCGATTGCATGGCTGTTGAATCAAAGACTTGTTTCATTTTATTTTGGCCTGGCACACTACCTTCATAATAACCATCATATAGATTTTTGTTTGGTAGGGCATATCTGTAAGCATCTTCATAGATAGCTCGCCAGTGGGCCTTCTGTCTTTCTGCTTGCTCAAATCTTTTTCTTAGTTCTTGTGGTTTTAATTTTGTCATGTTTTTTTATGCCTATTCGCAAAGTTCCTAGCACTCTCTTTTGATCTAAAACCCCAAGCTTTCAAAGCTAGTGCTAATCTTGTTGGCCTTCCTTTTTCATCTTTTTCAGGACCTTTCATCCCAGCAAACCTTGAAGCAAAAGATATTCTTCTAGGACTTGTTCCAGTTTTGATTGGTCTTTTTAAATTTGCTCCTTCTGTTTTTTTGAAATGCTGTCTGCCAGCTTCGTTCAATCCACCTTTTGGATTTTGAAATTTTTTAGCTACCATCTTTCTCACTTTTTATGGCTTGTATGCCACAAATCGGTGGACAAACAAATTCTATTTTATCTCCATTTTCTACTTTAGGCATAGCCATTTTGCAGATAGGACAGATAGGTAACCCTTTTTCAAACTTCTTAGGATTACGAGGATACGATCTCATGCTCTTGGATTTCTACCTGGCCCTAATGTTCTTTGTACTGGCTCAACTCCAGTGGCATCGCCTGACATAAGCATTCTGTTACGTCTGCTTCTTGAAATCTGCCTTGATGCTATTTTTCTTTTTTCTTCAGTTTCTCTTGCTTCTGCTCTTTGTTCTCTTTCTTGTTGAGCATCTAGCTCTGCCTGAGAAGGGCCACTAGGACCACCACCACCACCAAATAAACCACCCATTAAAACAATCTCCCATAAACATAATAGTCTTTGATATCAGGACCATATCGCCTTAACAATCCTTCTCTATCAAAATAACACATCTCCATCCATTTGATTGCTCTGTTATTTGCCTTACAAACATATGTTTGCAGTCTGTGAAGCTTGAGCTTCTCTGTTGCATACTCAAAAAATCTTAAACTACCTTTATGAAAAACCATTTTACTTGGTTCGAGATCATGTGTTGGAAGCATCCAGGCTTCAGCTACACCTTTCCATAATGGATACAATCCCCATATAACGACAATCTTCCCATTTCTGATTCCAGTAAAAGACAGTCCTTCAACTCCATAATCCTGGATATGTGGCCTTCCATAGCCATCAATTAAATCTTGTTCAAAAGATCTAAAGTTTGCCATGTGCATATGCCTTGCATGAAATGGTATTACTCGATGTTTCATACCATCCAACTTCATAACTTCCATAATTTCTTCTGATGTAAACATATCTCCCCCTATGCGAATACATTGAAATCTGTTTGTGCCACAACTGGCTGGCTAAATGTTTTTGTTCCTCTAGTCATTCTTCTCATCTCGCCACCACCGAGCAGACAATACCCAAGACTATCGCCAACATGCGAATGTTCATTTTTATTTGGTTTATCTCTAAATCTTTCTTGACCAGCACCTACAGCTACCCTGGT